CAAATGATCAAGCTATTCGACTGGGAATTCCTGAAGCATGTCGTTGAGATGTGCAAGAATTACGTCGGCAAGGGCGGGAATGATTCACTCGGCCTGGAAGTAAGCGCCTGGAACAACAGCATCCACATTGTGGTCGCATCGCCCGGGCATAGATTCATTTTCGAAGCGGATACTGTTCGCGGCTACAAGGCGACGATTTTCGAGCAGACGAACCGTTATTGGGGTCCCATGTTCGACGTCGGCTACACTTTCGACGGCGACGAAATTCTTGACGCTTTCAATAGTTTTCTTGCCGACGTGGAGGAGGAGAACAATTGAGCGTCGAGAGGATTGCGGATTACGAGTTTGCGTCCCCGACGGGGGAGGTGCACTGTGATTGGTTTGCTGATAGGGTTATTGATTATTTGCAGTCCAGGTCGCCGGAGACGCCGCCTAGGTTTTTGTGGACGACTTTCTTGACGATGGTGTCCGCGCCGTTGTCTGCGAGGACTCATTTGTCTGCGAGCGCACAGAACATGGTGCCGTTGACTTTGTATTCGCATTGTTTGGGTGCGTCTACTTTGTCGAGGAAGACGACGGCACAGTCTTTGGTGCGTAGTTTTTTTGACGATTGCGTGGACGCGTTCAGGTGGGATTCGTCAGCGTCTTTGGCGGCCGTGCAGGAGGTTGATTCGGCACTCCGGATGCTGTTCCGTCGCCTGGAGTCCCTGGAGAGGAGGAGCGGGCGTATCGATATTGACGAGTACCGGACGGAGCGGGACGATATCAATAATCGCATCACCGAGTTCGAGGCTGATCGTAAAGATTTGCTGAACAGTATCGGTAATAGTCCATGCGAGCGTTCTCTTATGGCGAATGTCCTGTTCGGGTCGAATGTGACGGCCGAAGGTTTGAATTTGCGGATGGCGCAGCGTCCTGGTGGGGTGTCTATCATGTTTGTAGACGAACTGCAGAATATGTATTCGGCGTCGCAGGGGGAGGGTTATCGTAGCGGTCTCATCGGGTTCCTGACTGACGTCTACTCGGGTAAAACGGTTGAGTCTGTGCGTGTCGGTGATGATGGTGTGAGGCGGGCGGATAGTGAAAGGGTTTCTCATTCTATTGCTTTCTGCGGCACCGGTATTCTCGGCGACGTAGTCGATAATATGTCTCAGTCTTTGTTCGAGACAGGGTGGGGGCCGCGTATTCTTTTTGCGTTGGATGAGGAGGACCGCCAGTCTGATCCTTCGTCTTTCGGATGGGTCACCAACAATGACCGGAGCGCGCATGGTGGTGATGGTTTTGTTGAATATGCTTCCGAACGCATTTCGACAATGTTGGGTATGATGCAGCACGAATTTCGTGGTACTGTCACTTGTGCCACCGAATTTTGGCCCGTCAACACGCCAATGGCCATGATCGTGACTGAGTCTGCACGGAATGTTTGGGTTGAAACAATGCGGGCCTGGGCCACGGAGGCGGCCCGCGAGTCGCCTTTCCAGCGGGCAGTGCAGGCGGTCATTGATCGCATGGGGAATCACATTATGCGCGTTGCCGCTATTCTGTCTCTTTTTGAGCAGCAGATGAGCGTGTCATCGTCCGCAGTTCGGAAAGCTTTCAGTCTGGCCGCCGATTTCTGGCTTCCTGACGCGCTGAAGATGATCGACTACGTGTTTGTCCCGGATTTGACGCGCATGGTGGATGATTTCAGTAGTAATCCGCCGACTGAGACGCGCTTGTATAAAGTACTGGAGGCGAAGAATTTGTCTCCTCGGAGTGTGGAGGAGTATCGGCAGTATATTCTTCGCCGGGGTGTGAAGTTTCGTACGGAAGGTGCGATTGTGGATAATGATCTCGTGGAGGCGATTCTGCGGGATCAGATAGCGGAACCGTCGTACAGTGAGTGATGTTTTCGGGGCGCGTTTCCCTGTGATGGTAGCGGCCAATGTCCGCTCCATCACAGGGTGGCGTGCCACTAACGTAAACCTTAACGATTTTGCCGCCTTGTGCGAGGCGCCCTCGAAATGCGAGAAGAACGATGCTCCCGCGTTTTTCGCCGGCGTTCTTTCTGGGGGTAGACGGCAGAAGAGGAATTTTGTGTTCCGGTCTGCGATTGTTCTGGATGCGGATCACGGGTCACGGAAAGATTTTGTCGGGGACCGCATGCGGGCAGCGAATCTTGCCGGCATTGTGTGGGAGACGGCTTCGTCATCTTTTCCGTCCCCGCGTTTCCGCGTCGTCCTGCCGTGCACTCGCAGCATGGCGATAGGAGAGTGTGAGGCGATCGGTCGGACGTGTTTCAGTGTGTTGGGGCCGGTGTCTCAGTGGGACGGGTCGTGTGCTGAGGCGTCTCGAGCTTTCTTTCTGCCGTCACATCGTCTTGGTTTGAGGGTGCGTCATTGGCTCATTGATGGTGCCTGTTTGAGTGTTGATAAATGGTTGGAGAATATCGGGTATGAGGAGAAGAGTAGTGATGCCCCTTTGTCTTCTGTGCCCGATGGTGGCTATGGTGGGGTGATTGGCGAGTTCAATTCAAAGTACGGGTTTAATGATCTTGTCAGTTTGTTTGGTTGGCCGTATGAGCCTGTGGGGCGGCGGTGGCGGTATACGCGTGGTGGTAACACGGCCCCGGGTGTGACGATGCTGGACAGTGGTCTGGTCTTCTCGCATCATGCGGATGATCCGCTCGCGGACGGGCGGGCGCACACAGTGTTTGATTGTATGAGGCTTCTGGAGTGTGGTGGTGACGTGGGCATGGCGATGGGTGAGGCGCTGTCTCTCCTCCAACTGGAGATGTGAGTGGAGTCACCTCCAGTTGGGTTGACCATGGGATGCACGGTCTGCCTATACTAGGACCGTCACCGAGGAACGGTGACAGTACAGAGAGAAGAGGAAATCATGAACATCATCGCTCGTCGCAGCACCAGGAACGACGTCGTCGAGTTCGACATCATCCCCACGTTGGACAATGTGGGCGACTACAACGTTGCCGCAATCGCCGATGACGTGATCGGACAGTACTTCTCCGCTACTGGTACTCCCTACTATGTGGTGGACGTTGACGAGGACGCCTACTGGGACGCCGTGCAGCGTCACGCCATCACCCACTGACCCGACACAACGAATCCCGTCTCATTGCTTGGTGAGGCGGGGTTTGTTGTGCAGAAAAGAGGAAAACAAGTGGCACTACTAGTGTTCGCGCTCGCCATTTGTCTGTTAGTGATCGTTTGGACGAATTTCAATGATTAACATTCGGCCCACTGGGGCGCAGGAAAGAGAAATCAACCGCACCGCCGTCGCGATTCGAGGTGGTGGTGGTGCTTTGCTGGCGTGGGAACCCGGCTGCGGAAAAACATACGGCGCCATCTGGGTTGCACAGAAACTCAATGCCGACAAGCGAGTCATTGTTGTGTGCCCGAAGCGCGTCATCCCATCATGGCAGACCAGTATCAAGATCATCACTGGCCAGGAAGCGAGAGTGCTGTCTCGCACTACCAAGGCTGGGCGTGCCAACATTGAGAGCATGTTGAACGGCGAGGATGGTTGGTGGGTTATTAATTTCGAGCTATTGGTTTCCCTGGGAAAGGCGGTAGACGCTGGAAAGTGGCCGAACGCTTCCTTTTCAAGGAAATCGTTCGATATGGTGGTCGTGGATGAGGTGCACCGTATCGCGAATCACCGTACTCAGTCTTTTCGGGCCGTAAAGGCGTTGAAGTCGAAGCATCGTCTTGGCTTGTCGGGGACGCCTGCCGGCAATAAACCTGTCAACATTTACGGGGTACTCAAATTCCTGAACTCGGGTAGTGTCGATCGTAGTTTCTACCGGTTTGCTGACGAGTTTTTTGTTTCTCAGTTCAATCCTTTTGCGGCGTCCCCGTATGCCAGGATTTATGGTGGCGAAAAGAGTCCTGGTGCTCTCCGTGATTCTGTGGGTGACAATTGGTCTGCGATGCGGGGGGATGAGGTTTTCGGCGATCTACCCCCCGTAAATGTTCAACGTGTCATCTGTGGGATGAGGCGCGAACAGTGGAGGATGTATCGGGAGTTCGTGGATCATCGTTTGGTGATTATGGATGGTGGGGCCAGTGCGGCCTCGTCCGCCGCCGTTCTAGACGGGAGGCTCAGGCAGGTCACTCTTGGACCGTTGAGAATTGTGGGCGACAATGTTGAGTTCGAGGAGCGGGGATCCTCGAAGATCGACGCCACTCTCGATATTCTGTCTGATCTGCCGTCGGACGAGAAAGTTGTCCTGTGGTGTCACTCGCGTAAATTCATGGCACCATTGCGAAAGCGACTGGCCGATGCCGGCTATCAGAGTGTTGAATTGTCCGGCGATTACCGTGATGAGTGGCGGCGATTTTTGGAGCCTGATGGGCCGAGAATTCTTTGTGCCGTCATTGCGGCCGCTGCCGAGGGGATTGACGGTCTACAGAATGTTTGTAACACTGAGATTTGGTTGAGTGAGGATAATAGTGTGATTTTGAATTTGCAGGCGTCTGCTCGTTTGAATCGTAAGGGGCAAACAAAGAGGGTGAATCGTTTTCTTTTGCAGTGTGAGAATACTATTGATGTGACAGCTGTGGAGCCGAGGTTGGCGGCGGGATATGAGCGTCTGCGTGAGAGCGGTCTCATATGATGTGTGATAGAGGCCACGCCCACGTGGGTTGCGTACACCACCGTCACACGAATACAGTAGGTGCCATGAAGACAGAAACACATGGCGGCTCGGCCATTCGTCTAGTGCGACGTCGCATGACAGGCACTATCAGAAACATTCTCATATCCGATGACAGTGAGCTGGTCGGCAGGAATTTCCTGATCGTCACCCCAGTGAATGATGGACACTCAGACGTCAATGTCATCCATGTCACGGCGGACAATGTTGGCATTGTGCGCGGCATGGCCACCAATAACAATCTCGACATTTATGAACTCACCACAGAGGAGGGGTGAAAAACATTATGCGCATCACACAGGGCACCACGATTGACGAAATTGCCGGTCGCACCATTATTCTGAAGTGGCCGACACAGTTCGGCGTCAAGACAATGCAACTGCACGTGCCCAATATTCGATCGGAGAACATCTGGCGGATCCAATGCTATGCTGCCGTCATTTCTACGGCGATCGAGGAGCGAGCCGGCCTCACAGCAACCATTATCGAATAACACATCATCAATCAGCATTTAGGAAGAGAGAGTAAAAACACTAATGGGCGTCTACCTAGTATGGGAATCATCGCAGAAGGGCGACTATCGGGTCTATTCGAATCTCGAGCAGGCCGCAATGTGCGCCGAAGAGCTCGACGGCACGGTCTACGAAATCATGCCGGCCGGCGACGCAAGACTATTCTTCATTGAAGACATTGCGAGTGGAGACATTCAAGTCCAGCGCGACGTCAGGCTTGCCGCTATCGCCGCAATTCAGGAAGGAGAGAAATTTGAATTTGAGCCCGGCCGCCGCAACAGCGGTCAGTAATGTTTTCGCCCCAACCGAACGCGACAAACAAACACGCATTGGCGTAAGCGAAATCGGGGACGATTGCGAACGGTGCATCGCAGATAAGCTTCTGGGAATCCCGCACGACACGGAAAATACGGGCATCCCACTGGCGCCTTTCCTGGGCACCGCGTTTCATGCTTACGCGGAATCACGCACAGAAAACGAGCCGAATGTTCTAGTGGAGCAGAGAGTGGAGGTGTGTGATCTTGAAGACTATGGGCGTATTTCTGGGAGTGTGGATCGTTTCGATATTGCGGCGGCGACAGTCCTAGACTGGAAGCTGCTCTCGCGGAAAAAGATTTCCGCATTTCGAAAGAGCACTAAATGGGACAATGGTCTACCACGATTCGCCAACACGGCAGCAGGAAGTCAATTTCGTAAATATTACATTCAAATCATGCTCTACGGGTACGGTCTCACGCAGCTCGGATATGAGGTGGCTCACTGTTCTATTGTTGCCCTTCCAAGGGACTGCAGTGTAGAGACTGTGCCGGGCAGTATTTGTGAGTTCTCTTTCCCGTGGCGGCAGGACGTCGCGCTCGCGGCCCTGGAGAGACTCCAAAACATTTGGGAGAGAGCAAGATCACAAGGCGGCGGGGTTGACAGCCTCCCATCATCCCCTCTATGTTGGTACTGCTCGCATGAGCGCCACACAGAAGCATTCAAAAACTACAATATCAACGGTTAAGGAGGTGAAACATAGTATGACTTTCGAGGACACTCTTACCCGTCTCGGAATGACGGTCGTGAACCCGGAGCAGAATAATCATTTCAACATGCTTATTCATGGTGTGAGCGGCGTCGGCAAAACATCGCTCGCAGCCACGGCATCACAGGTGGATAACATGTCGCCCGTCCTGTACGTTGATTTTGAATCCGGCACACTCCCAGTACGGGATTGGGGGAACCTGCAGAACATTACTGTCGTGCACTGCGACAAGTGGGTTGATTGCGCCAATCTTTGTGACAATATTGCACGCAATCTTGCAGGATTCCCCTACAAGACTGTCGTGTTCGACACGTTGGATAAGTGCCAGGAGCTTATCCTGGCCCACTATGAGACCGTGTCGAATGACACGTGGACGAAATGGCGGGCAGTATACGATTCACTGTTGAAGGCGATCGGTGTATTCCTGGACGCCCCCGACATTTCATTCATTGCTATCACGCATTCCGCGCGCGAAAGCAATGAGGTCACTGGGGAAACGTTCATTGCCCCGTCCTTCGAGGGGCAGAAATCTGGGCAGCGCATCCCCGCTTTGTTCAATTTCGTCGGCTACATGGAGTGGGCGAACGTGGATAATGGGGACGGAGAGGAGATCACCGTGCCAGTCCTGTACACTCGCAAACCCAACGTTGTGACAAAGCAACAGACGCGTGGGTTCCCGCCAGCAATGGGGAATCCAAGCATGGCCAAGATTCACGATTACATCACTAGCCACTAACCAAAACATTAGGAAGAGAGAAAAATCATTATGGCTAAGATTACTGTTACCGCTGACCGTGGTGTCTCCGCTGAGACTCTCACTATCGCCGCCAACGCGATCAGGGAAGCACTCCGCAGCAAGCCCGACACTAGCGAGAACTGACCACCGCAATTCCCTTGCACCATTTCATAGGAGCGCAATAATTATGGCAAATGGCTTCAACTTCGGCACCGACCTCTCATCGTTGGAAGTCGCTACCGGCGGCGGTAACTTCGAGCCGCCCAAGCCCGGAAAGCACTCAGCATTCATCACCAAGGCTGAAATGACCACGTCCAAGAGCGGCAGGCCGATGCTTGTCACCGATTGGATGATCGACGGCGACGACGATGACGCCGGAAAGGCCCTCACCGACCGCACCGTTTTCACCATCAACAAGAATGGGAAGACTTTCATCCACTTCAACATTCCGAAGTATTTCAGCGCAGCTGGTCTGTGGCCGGCCGATGCTAGGGAGCGGGCCGATCTTCTTTCTCCGCAGAAGATTGATACTACCGTGAAGCGCGTGTGCGAGAACCTGGAGGGCGCTCACGCAACCTTGGTGACACGGATGAGTAAACCTAGGCCTCGCCTTGACGATTATGGGCGTCCTGCATACGAGCAGGACGAGAACGGGATCACGGTCCTCGGTGAGGACGGCGCCCCGAAGCCCGCATTCTGGCCTCCAAGGGCAGAGATTTCTTCCATTGATTTCGAGGCCAAGAGGAATACTGCGACCGCATCGCCGGTAGTTTTCTAACGCACACTGGTCGCATGATTTGAATAGCGGGGGCCACAATACTGTGGCCCCCGCTATTCAACCCAACGAAGAGAAGAGAGAAAACACGAATGATACAACCATCATACAAGCTGTACAGGCTAGCCGCTAACAGGCTGGAGCGGCTTCAAACAAGCGTTCCCAGCGGGGAGTTTCTTTTCCCTTCCGTGGATGCCGCCCTAGAATGGTGCTTCACCTATTTGGAGGTTCCCGAGGACAAGAAATGGCGTTTCGTGCGCCCCGACATTACCAAGCCGATCGCCCCATGCAACCTTGACGTAGCACTAGATCACACACCGGATATGCCGTATTTGCGCTACCATCGCAAAGCAAATGAGACTCTCATGCCGAGCCGTTCCTACAACGATATTCGCCTCAATATTTGGGCGTGGCGAGAGGAGAACGGTGTAGATAATTTTGAGTTCGACGGCATGATGTCAGCTATCGAATGGTGCTACAACGAATTCAACCCATCGGTTGTGTTTGAATGGAAGTTCGCGACCGAGAACGGAGTATTTCGCCCTGGCGAAATCTCTATCATACGCACCAAGACAAGAAAGAAAGGTCGCAACCGCCGCATTCTCCATCCGGTCAAGCCAGTAAACAAAAACTTGACCGGTGTCGAGCCGGAAATGGTAGGACGCCGCTTCCGACAGTGGGAAGTTACGTCCCCCGAGTACAGGTTCATGAGCGATCACCATAAGTATTTTCATATGCGTTGCGTGAATTGCGGGGAAGCGAAGTGGATTCGTGTCTCGCGTTTCAGTGGCGGCGAACCCGTGAATTGCCCGTGCACCAGCTCATCGCTTCGCATGTACAAGGAGCTACCGAAATGGCTTACCCCTTCACTCATGCGACGCATTTATGATCTGAAAAGATACGTTCCGAAAGAGGACTTCCATTTCGATTCCCCGCAGGATTGTGCAATATGGTGCTATAGGAATCTGCCTTTCCCGGATGACCCGGATACGCCGTGGACTTTGAAAAAGGGGCGCGGTAAGCCAGTGGCGCCGGACACGCTGTGGCTCAAGGTAGACGGAGTGCGTTCGGACACTGTGAAGAATATTGCTACCGTGAACAAGTCGCGGCGAAGCCTGCGAAAGAAAGGAGGAAAGGCGTGATGCAGCGTGTGATGGCTGTTGACCCCGGCAAGTCAACAGGAATCGTCGTCGGAGAATTCTATGACGATCGCGAATTCTCAATCATTCATGTTCAGCAATTCAAGTATGAGCATTGGACGGCTAGTGTCTACGATATTCTGGCTACACGAAATGAATTCGCCCCAGACATTGTCGTGTGCGAACAGTTCGATCTTCGACCGGGCAACAATTTTCTCGCAGACCTCACCCCAGTGAAAATCAACTCGGTACTGGAATGGGAGATCGGGGGCATCGTCTGGCAGACACCCGCAATGGCAAAAACCACCATGCCCGACCGTGTTTTGAAGTCTCTTGGTTTTTGGCCCACTGGGGCTACTGTGGGCCAGGCGGATGCGGACGACGCGCGTGATGCGGGACGGCATCTTTTCCTGTGGGCAGTCACTAAACGTCACGACAAGGCTGTGATCGCCCGCATCGTCGGAGACGACGTGGAGCGACGGTGAATGTTTCACGTGAAACACGAGGATGCGTGTTTCACGTGAAACATTACTGCCCCCTACCAGACAAACGGTAGGGGGCAGTAATGTTTTACGAGCGGCAGAGGTCAGGCGACCTTGTCATCGTTGGCGGCCTCACCCTCACCGGCGGCGTGACGGCCAGCGGCCGCGCCGGGGCGAGTGTGATACGTAGCCAGCGCCAGAGTCAGAGCACCAACAATCTGGGTAACAGCATCGGCATACTGAGACGCCTGATCCGCGGAAATAACATTGAAAGCAGCGAAAACACCGAGAACGGCGGTGAGCAGAGCGTACAGGGCCTTGCGGACCTCGGGAGTAAACATGTTTATGAATCACCTCATAGATTCCGGAATTTGAGGCTCAGTAGGGATTGAGTCCTCTTTATCAGATGGTATCAGAATTTTCAGGGACCGGCCCCAATCGAGAACAGTGTGTGCGAACGAGACGGCTTCCCACCACTTCACTTCAGCTCGACGGCGGCCGTCTTCCGCTAGGTCTGCGGCTCTTTCGGCTGCCGCAAGACTGGCCTCCAGAGCAGTCACTCTCTCGGAAAGAGACCGGACGGTAATGTCTAGGATTGAGATCTGTTCCTGATCGCGAGCATTCTTGCGCTGCGTTACGTTTGAGAATATTGTGCCGATGAGGGCAGCCAAAGCTACTAGGGTGGCGTCCGAGAGAACATCGTTCAGGAAAGTGGCAACCATATATCTAATGTCCTCTTTGTCGCATTGTTTTGGCAGGGCTGCAATAGGAATTATATAACATTCCCCGCCTAACAATCGTCGTTGCTAGGCGGGGAATGTTATATTTTAGTTACTTTCTATGGAAGCCCGGATGGTAGCCGACAGTCCGCATGAACCGGACAGTGCGCACGCCGGCCCAAAGAATAATCGCACCAACACACCACAAAGAATCACGAGTCACATTCATGGCTCCATTGGTGTAATCTTCGTACACCATGAGCGCGGCGTTTGCTGTCACCATGACGGCCGCAAAAATGGTAGCGACATAAAGCGATTTAGTCACCCTAATTTTCACTTTCATTAGATGGATTGTACACTATCGCCCTCATGCCTATTCCTAGAGCATGTCGGGTTAATGCGTGTAGGAAAACATGAGGGCGATAGCATTCTCTTATTGCACCGTCGGAACGCGTAGGAAAATATTCGTGTATTAACCTTATTAGCGGTACGCAGGAAAGTATAGCACACAACAAAAGCAAGTCTCCAGACGGTCAATGAAAGATCGTCTGGAGACTTGCTCTACCACTGTCACAGGAGGTCACGGAGAGGGAAGAGAGTGAAGCTCCCCGCATGTCTTACCCATCATGACACGACACTCAGTATAATGCTGAGTGTCGTGTCATGATGGAACACCAACATGTCGCGTCAGGAATTCTGCTCCGGAGCCGGAGCAGGGGCAGGAGACTCCGGAGTCGGAGACTCTGCGACACCATCATGCGCCTGCAAAGATGACGGCGTCGACACGGCCTTACGAATCTCGTTCACAGCACCATAAATCGCACCAGCCTCACGAACATTCTCCTGACCCGGAGTCACAGAATGAAGAATCTGATCCACAGACGCGTGAATAGACTTGACCTCCTCGTAGGTGGCCTTAGCATACCAATTCATGTCGCCCGCAAAGTGATCCCCCGCCTTTCCACTACGGAAAAGATCGCGAATCTCCCTAAGCAGATCAACACCCTCACTCATATCCCAAAATTCCTCTCCGGCGCCCCCAGAAGGACGACCATAATCATACCAAGACTTGCAACGATTACTGAAAAGAATCCCATAAGACTCATACGCACCGTATGGGGTTCCTGAATTATACCGCGACCCGACACGCTTCAAGGCCTCATAAGAATCGCCTTCAGCGTTGATAAGATCACGAAGAATACGGCAGCCGACTTCAGCTGACTTCTCCGGCATCCACCATTCACGATCCGGGTCATCCAAGAAATAACCCGGATACGTAATCTGCAACGGCCCTACACCGTTTGAAGTTTCGCCATCTCGAAGCGCCGCCAAGAATTCGCGGAAATTCTCCTCGGTCACTTCCTCTCCGTGCGGACCGGCACCCCCGGCGTCGTGCCCGTAAATGTTCGCGCCGCGCTCGCCGGTCTCCATCCACAGGCACGCCAGGGCGGCCCACCACGGACAATTCTCCGCGTCGGCGGCCCTGAGGACAGCCTCTTGAATTGAAGAAAGGCGGTACGAGCCGGCGGACTCGTGCCCGTTATCAGCATCGGTTCGTTTTCCGAAACGGATACATGTTGACCATGAGGCTGCGACGGTCATTGGATGACTACTGTACCGGACTACGTGCGTTTCGTAGCCGGTCTGGTCCCCCATCTGACCTTCCGAGATTTCACCATTCTCATTAATCCACGCTTCAGCGAGAAGCGGGTCGCCTGCGTTGAATGAACCGTCGTCTTCGCGCACGCACATTGCGACATGGCCGCCGTCTCCGGTGGTTTTCAGGACGAGGTCGCCGACATGGAATCCGCCCGACGGCGTGGACCCGTACCAGGTGTCCCCAATATCCATGAAACCGCGATTTGCGGCCAAGGAATTCAGGGTTTCGGTCCAGGTTTCGCCGGTTCGCGGGAACATGATCGGATCATCCCAACCGGTTCCCCAAACATTGTGGAATGCAACATTGTAGGCGCCTGCTACGCCGCTACTGCAATCCATGTCACCGGGGCCCGTTTTCCAGCCGGCATCATTGCTATTCCAGTAACAGGTCCACCGGTTATCCTGGGCGTAACCGGTGCCCCCGTAGTCGCCTGTGGTGCACCAATATTTCATTTCCGACGCAGCATATTCTGTGACGGAATCTGCCAATTTTGCACCGCCTTTCGTAAAGGTTTTCGGTGGTCTTAATTTTATCATGAGCACCTGGGGGGTCTTTGGCGCATATAGGTACGTGCGTGCGCGTATACCACACACGCCCAGTGTCTGTCAATACCTAACACAACATTGGTTTTGTGAGATGGGGCACCACCCATGTGGGTTGACCCATGGTGCACGAGAGAGCATGATTAAGACATCGGCAGGGAGGACAAGCCACCCAGCCAGAGATAGAGAGGACAAGACAATGACCACCACCGTTGAGAGCATCGCCACTGACAAGGATATCGCCTACACCGTCGGCACCGCTGCCAATGCTTGGGGCGACACGGACTACTGGGCGGATGAGACTGGCGAGATCATCGGCCTCATGCGACGCACCACCGATGGTGGGCAGGCGCTCGGACTCCACGTGTGCGAGGACGTCGTCTCCTGGGCACTCTGGCAGTACGATGCTGACGGATTCACTATCGTCCACGAAGGACTCTCCGCCTTGACTGACGAGACCATCGCCTACCTGGCCGATTGGTGGCTGGAGAACTGACGCACACATAACGGTGGTGGCCCATTATGAACGACGGGCCACCACCCACCCACCACCATCACACACACATATTTTGAGAAGAGGATCATCATGGCACGCCGTCGCACCGGATACGGATCATGCAAGACCACTGGAGGCGCCGTTTTCACCAACCTGAAGGGCACCAAGATTCACTTCCCCGCAAAAGGATACGAGAAAGGCGAGAGCGAATTCCGAGGCATCCCGGTCGAGCGAGTGACCGCCGTCGCAATTCTCACCGGCGCCGACCTCGTACAGGCCATTCCCGTTCAGCGGCCCGCCCTCGTCGGGAACGTTCGCAATGTTTTCATCCCCGAACACGCCCACGATTCCTTCCTTGTGATCTGCACTGAAGGGAACGTCTACCGAGTTTTCGATATCAGCGAGGAAGAATTCGGGAACGCGCGCAACTTGATCAATGATTTGCGTGGGCTTCTCGGTGACGGAATTGAGTGGGTCAAATCATGAAATACCCGACAATCCGCCGCATGGACGGACGCGAGGACGAGGTTCGTCGCAAGACGATCGAGTTTCAGGAGCACAAGAGGAATCGAGCGAAGAGAATCAAGAGCACACGTCACACTAAGCGCACAAACTTCAACTACAGTGACGGTTGGACCAACCGTCTCATGGCAGAACTGAACGGAAAGTGAGGAACAACTATTATGTCTACTTTTTCGAGTGCCCCGTCGGCTCCTACCCCCGCACCACCGCCACCGCCGCCACCGCCGTCGGCGACTAATGCGCCCGCACCTCCGCCTCCTCCGCCTCGGCCTGCCCCGGCGCCGCCCGCATTGTCTGTGCCGCTCAGTGTGATGGCGCCCCCGCGTCCTACGAATCGTTTCGTGGCATGGCTTCGTAGGCCGAGGTCCACGGGCGAGGGTATGGCAATGGGTGCAGTCGCCCTCGTCGTTGGTGTTATCGGACTGTCTCTTGTGTGGCGTGCTTTTTGGTGGCTTCAGGTGTTTTTCGCTTACTTTGCCACGGTCGGCACTCTCGGTAACTGAAATAGCGAGAAACAGCTATGGACGTGGTGTTTTTGAAGCCGGTTTGGCTGTACTTGCCGGACGGCAGTAAAGAGAGAATCATGGCACAAACCGGCGACGACAAGGGGATTGGTTTCGATTCTATTTATGGCGGTGTAGAGAGAAGACACTATTTCAAATACGACGAGTATTCGATCACCCAGACGGAGAGAGGAGATTATGTGGTGTCACCTGTAGATGATGGGGGTGAGAAGATTTTCTACCCGAATGGCGTGTATGAGTATGTTTCAAAGGTAGTGCAGCATGATGGGTTCTGGGAGGTGCACGTCCGCCGCTACCATACTAGTGAATGGCGGATAGAATGCTGGAGTCGCCGTTGCGTCTCTTTGGAGCACAAACACGACGGTTGGTATCGGCGGCGAATCGTAGGGTATCAGATTGATCCTGGCTATGAGTTGAAATTCACGGACGTGCCGACTCGCTTTCATGTCTCCGACGATTATGATGCGCCCGTTAAGAAGGTTTGTCGGTATTTCACTGGCGAATGGTGCATTTGGTATGAGAACGAAGAGGGTGGGGAAGCGTTTCTCATGTTCGACGAGCAGCGTTATGAGTTGACTCTTTGCGATAACATTCTCTATATCACAGAGAAGAATGATGACATTTTCTATGACACAGAAAAGAATAGAGGGTGCGTTGAGGACAATGTACATGAGAATGAGGTAACTCACCCGTCACACTATGTGGCCCTCACCCCTGAGCCCATCACTTTCATTCGCGACAAAGACTATCTGACCAACAGTGCCCTGAAGTATATTTTCAGGGCTGGCCACAAGAATGGTGCCGACGAGAATGTTGACATGGGAAAGGCGGCATGGTATCTGCGTGAACTCGTCGCCGAGCAGGGAGACCAGACGGTGATCGCAATTCTGCGAAACGTCTACTGGGACACTATCAATAGACAGCTCGCGCCAAAGGATCGCGCCAGGGAGGTTCGAGACCGGCTCACAGAATTCATGTCCGTCATTTCATATGATCACCTTAATAACTATATTCCAGAAGATAAGTGAGCGTTATGGAAAATATTATCAACATTGTTTGCGTTGATTTGATGAAATGCGGCGATCAGTGGAATGCAGTTGCGTTTATGCACGCCACCGACTGCAACTTCACTATCGGGAATTATTCCACCGATCCGTCCACTGCGATCCGCGAGCTTATGCGTACCGTGCAGCATATTCAAGTAGTAACGCTTGTTTTGCGTTCGTGGCGGGAAGGAGGAATCACTTTTACTAGGTGCACATATGCGAGTGAGATAGGCAAATATGTGCTCACTTACAGTGACTCATCGGACGATGATGCGTACGTCTGTGCAATCATGTTGTCGGAACACGATGAAGACACGGTAGAAATCCTCCCGGGAGAGAAGCCTGCCCTTGCTCTCGAAGCTGAAGCAATTTTGCGTGATAAAGGTTACGCGGTCCATGTGGTCGAGGAAACGAAAGGCAGGAGCTGCCAGAATGGCTACACTGAGCGATTTCACTCTCCGACGCAGAATTGATTGGGGTGAACTCATCTCCGACTGGCGCAAACCGTTGTCTATTCAGCCTGCGTCGGTAGAAGTGCGGTTGGACGAAAACATTATTACCTACCGTCATGGCGACGAAAACATCACCATCGGTGAGAACGGTTACGAGCTGCTGCCGGGTGAATTCATTCTCGCGTCCACCCAGGAGAAAGTCAGTGTGCCCGCCGACCTAGTGGCCAGGGTGGAAGGCAAGTCGTCGTGGGCGCGCCGCGGAATCCTCGTCCACGTGTCCGCGGGATACATTGACCCAGGATTCCAGGGAAACGTGACCCTGGAAATCGCTAACCTGCATTCTGCTAAATCTGCCATTCTTCACCCTGGGGATAGGATTGCTCAGATTGCTTTCGAGGACTTGGACAGGCCCGCCAGCATGCCGTACGGCACCAATGGTCTCGGGTCGCATTATCAGGGGCAGACTGGTGTTACACCATCGGCCATGGGGGTAGAATAATGAGCAAGATCAATCGACGCGAAATCGCGTTGGCTATTGTTAGGAAATTGCGGGACATGTTCCCGTCGCTTCGCATTTCCGACCGTGCCGGAGTTATCGTCATCGACTCCTCGGCGGGGAAGATAGAGGTCACCGATGACGGTGTCGTGGTGACGACGAAGCGAGGCGTGTCAGCGGGGTGGACCCATGAGGAATCCTGTAGTCCAGAACATTCTGCGATGCGCTGTGGCCTACTTTTGGGGAGCGTCTCATGACAGCAAATGAGTCCATAGCGAAGATCAAGCGCGATATTAGCCTCGCACAGTTGTGGCTTCCGAAGCCTGACGAGTGTGACATTGACGAAGCGCATATGGTCGCTCATCTGAAGTGGCACAATCAATATAATGGTACTGGAATTGACGTCACTGTAGAAAACGGCAACGACGACGCTATCAGTAAATGGGTCATCTGGGGCTGGCCACTGAGCGTCGTGGGCGTTTACCATGAAACAAGTGGCGAGAGCACGTCCAATCTTGCGCGTCATCTAGCACGACAGTGGACTACCGTAGAGTGTGACGCAATCGCCGCCCGTCAAATCCGAGAGATAAATAACACGATTTACTCGATCCTGAACTCGCCGTCGATCGACGTTCAGGATGATGCGCGTTCCGATCTCATGGGCGTCCTGGACGATATTGCTCGCGAGCACGGAGGAAACTACCAACGCCTGGGACTATAGTCTCTTGCGTTGGGCGCAAAAACATTCCCCCTCACCGCGATTTCTGCGGTGAGGGGGAATGTTTCACGTGAAACGTCAGGCGCCCGGCTGCGGAGCCGGAGACGCTTTCGCCTCCAATGCGGCAACGCGCTCAGCCAGGCCGAGGTAGCCGCCATGCCAAGCGATCACACGCTCCATAATCCAATCTGACGGAGGATTCTGGTAAGGGTTCTTCTCAGGCACCCACTGGCCACCCTCACCCTGCACCAGCTCGCCGTCGGTCACATACAAGTGTGAAACACCGAACGATGCGGCGCGGTCGATTACCTGTCGGAAGTTCTCTTTCGTAACCCCGTGGATGACGTGCCACCATTTGGTGGAAGGCTGTGCGCGCATCACGTCATTCGCGATCGGGTTATTGGGGTCGTCCGTCAAATACTTGGCGGCAGTGTTCTCGAAACTCATGCACACGTCAAAGTCAAGCGCGCACACGGCCTCAGTAATGTTACTGCCAGGGTTGATAGCGATTGTGAAATTCTTGCCATAGGCACGTCGAATTTCGCCAATGAGATCACCGTACCAACCAACGCGTCCCGCCTGTGCCCCCCAGCCGTTGATTACCTCATCCAAGAACACGCCCTGGAAAAGACCATCATACTGGGAGCGCAGGTTGGCGCACAGCTGCATAATGTATTCGCGCGTGAACTTGTCCGGGTCCGGCACGCCATTCCGGGCGGCATCGTCTTTGGCGAGCGATGCGACACCGTAGCGGGTAGGAATGTACCAAAGAATTCTCTTCGCCCCGGCGGCCTGGGCGCGCTGCGCCTGCGCGAGAAAGTCGTTGTCTTTGGCGGACCAATCGCCCGTGGAGCGGTTCATGATTACGTAGCCGAGCGCATTCCCATAGGCCAGCGTCTTGGTCCATTTCGAGATCTTTCCGGCCTGGCCTTCATTGTAGAAGTCAGGCCAGAAGTACGTGACGGGGGAGTAGTAGTGTCCGCCGACCGTGAAAGGCGAGATTGAGGAGAACAGGGGGGCGACCAGCTTATCTACGCCGGCCTTAGTGTACCCAGTAATGTTTGCCATTGTGTTTTCTCACTCTCCGTAGGTCCAGGTAAGACCATCGTCACTGACGGTGATCTTGCCACCATTGCCCTGGCCGCCGCCGTCAGGATTGCCGGGATCAGGGGTACTGCCGCCGTTCCATGCTGACAGGGAGGTCACCTGCACGTCACCGGAGGCCGGCAATTCTGCCCCGCGGACTTCGCGCGCCCAAACGCCGGCAACATTCAAGACGATCGCCCACCGTCCACCATGGCTGGCGTCTACCTCCACCTCAATCCTGCCCTTGTCGTCAGCATCGCCGCGTACCGGGGCAGGAACGGTAGTAATATTGTCGGACGTGTAGACGGTTTCCGGGCGGACGCTCATTGTTGCGTTGACTGTCTTGCCGGCCGCATTCACAACCGTCGCTATGACCTTGGTCATATTATTATCACCTATTTCTAATAGTGAACTATATTTGTTGATTACAGGTCAACGCGAGTCGCACCAAGAGTAGCCACCGTAAAAACGGTACCCGGGAAAACGCCACCATCGTAATGCCAGTACGGGTCAGCACCGTAACTACCCGCCGTAGTGTAAGCAACCCGGTGCGAGCCGGCCTCCACGGAAAGGCGCCACTGCATGTGATGGGTCATAAACGTGCGGTTGTACTGAATTTCGGTCTGCCAAATACCCCGATTGTCAAGCTTGAACCCGAAAAAATACGAGCCGACCGCCTTATCCTTCTCCTCCTCGGAATGATAGTCCTCGTGTGCAATGCTCACGCACACGTCAAGCGAGAACTCCATAAGACTCTTAATAGGTAGGGTAACAATGCCGTCGCCCCACGTGTAAGTGGCGTGATCCGAGGTCGGGCGTCCGCGGCCGTTCGTGTTATCGCGATGCCTGTAAAGCACGCCACTGAACGAGTTCGCAGGGTTAATGTTGAAACTGCCATCGCCGCCTTTAGAGCCGTCGGCAGTGTACAGAATGTCGTCAATAATGAAAACGGCGGGACGCGCTTTCGAGACCGCCCCAGACGGTGCAGCCGCAAGCATGACCCGCGCTGCCGCTACGGACGCCGCCGGCATAACCCTACCAGCGGAATCATCATAAGCGTCCCAAGCCTCAATGAGATTATCGTCTACCGTGGGGACGATACCGCCGGTCCACCTAGTGTTAGGCATATTGTTTTCTCCTAAAAATATTGTTACACAATCTTCAGTAGGTGAGCCAGCTAGCCGTCATCTCGCCCCAATCCATAATTGTACCCTCGTCAATATTCTGATACGTATAAAGTGCAATCCGATCCCCGACGTTCAGGCGCCTGACGCCTGTCACCTGCAACGCCGTCCACAAACCATGGTTCAGCGCGGCATACATGTAAACGCCGTATTCATCATCGTTACTGCGAGAAACCTTCGTGCCACCAACGTATCCGGCCCATGATGATCTGTACCATGTTGTGCCATCTAGACGATAAAGACCACTCTGCGGAATAATGATCTCTACACCGTCCACCTGCATACCGCCACGAACGATCTTCTCCTGCGCCCCGACCGGGACCTTGGTCCACTTATCTTTCACAGTCCACAAATGGGCATTGTTTGTTGCCAAGTGGGCGAAAGGCGGCTCTGTGAAAGTGCGCCACGACGACGCGTGAGGCGCGGGCGACCCGGGCGGGTCGTAGGACACACCATTCGTGTCCATAATGAGCTCGCCGCCCTGACGGTCGGTGATCTGTATCTTCGCCACACCCTCGTCGTCGCGGAAAATATGCAAACCCGAGGAGCGACTCATTTTCCATGACACGTACATGGAATAAATGATTCCGAGCGTCATTCCCGGCGTGAAAACATCGTTCGTGCGGGCACTGATGTAGAAAGGCGTGTCGGTGTCTTGGATCCACGCGCCGTCGGGTAGCGTGAAATCGAATCTTATTTTCTGCCCGGCCGTCGCCTGCTCGTCAACGGCAATGATTCTATTCTTGCCAATGTTGATCGTGAGAATCGCGCGACCGTTCCACGACGGCGTAAAAAGAATATACCCCTCGACCTTGCCGACACCCTCGCCGGCAATACCATAGGTTTTTGGTTTCGCAACAGCAATGTCGTAGATTGCCATCTGCGCCCCATCGTTACGATTAGGGCGATCCCTGTCAGTCAGAACGAATCGCGTGCCACCCTCCATCTCATCGACGGTCGCGATTTTGGGAGACCAGATAGACTCCCAGAACCCGTATTCACTGCCAAGTCCGAATCGAATATTCTTCTCACCCGACGTCGGCTCAGTATCAACAAGCGAAAGCTCACCACCAATAAGCCTGTTACCGATGAGATCACCGGTGACCTTTGCCGCGTTGAATGTTGCGTTTCCGGCAGTCAACATTTCCGTAGTGACGGACGCGAACGCCGCGATTTTCGCCCAGAGTTCCCCGGACGCGTAAATGTTGCGAGCGGACACAGAACCATCGGCCAGTGAGACGTTCCCCACGGACGAGGGGACGAGAATGCTGCCGGCGACCATCGTCCTGGTAACCCACTGCGTACCGTCCCAAATACGCACGTCAGTAATGTGCCCAGCATTATCTGTGACATACCAAATCAATCCTGTGACAGGATTCTCTGGAGCGGTCTGGGCCACTACGGGCGGCCGGTTAGCTTCCGCAATCTGGACAGCTTTTTCCGCGTCTTTCGCGGCCTTATTCGCAGCACCTTCAGCCTTGTTTGCCCGGTCGCGAATCGCGTCGGCCTCCTTGAAAGCACGTTCGGCGTCTTTTGCGGCCTGGCTGAGCATTTTACCAGTATGCCCGAGATTCTCAACTTTTGCACCGGAAGGCGGCTCAGCAATAGGGTCACTGATCTTGACTACACGGCCGGATGAGTCAATGATGACGAGTACGCGGGCGCCTATCCACGTGGCAATCCCGTCGGATTCGCCAACAGCATGGGAGGTCGGATTGCTGTAGGGGATTCCTACTTCTACCCATCCGGACGGGAGCGTACTGTCGGTGGCGGACGTGCCGGTGATTTTCCCGTACGTCCATGATACTGAGGATTGCTGAACAATAACATTGTTATTGTTGCGCCCGCCGCCGTTTCGTGGCGCCGTGTCAAGCAATAGTGACGGTCTGACCATGATGCCCCGTTTATTCTCCCAGTACCTCTATGTCTACCCTCATTGTAGCGGACGGATCAGACAATGGGAGACTGTAGGCTGTGACGCGGCCTGCAATATGCTCCCCCTCCTCGGTAATCGCACCGACAATATCCCCGACCTCAATACGGGCATCCGGAATAATAGTCAAAGAGCGGGAAGAGCGAGAGGAAATGTCCTGAATCATATACGTGTCCGCAGCCTCGGACACCTCTCGCGCCGAGCTTGCGGCGCTGAATTCTTTATGCGAAGTAACCCAACCATAGCCGGACGGCTCATAAGGCGGGTCAGTAAATTCTCGTTCCGCTGTCCAACGCTCCTCTTGCTCGCCCTGAGCTTTTTGCTGCTTGCTACCGGTAACGTACCAACGATTAGGGCGACGGCCTCCCGACCTCGGGGCGCGTGGGGCCTCCAAGAGGAAACCTGACTCGTACGTGTAAATCTCATCGGGCGCAGTTTTGTCGCGGAGTTTGAAAATGTGCAGCATCCCGTCAGCGCCGCTACGAATACCGCATCCCCGCGATTCGACGAGCTTATAGATTGATTCGATTCGCGAATTTCCCCACTGTGTGGTGCGGGGAATGGGCGCGTCCCAGACGTCGTCCTCCAGTTTCACTCGCACGTATTCGGCGAGTTCGTTGGCCTCGGAAAGTAGGGTTGCGCCAGCGGTGGGGGAGGACGGCCACGGACGAGGGGTATCGGCAAGAATCTGCGTCAAATCTTTACAGGAGACATTCACTTTTTCTTTCGACACGGACCATTCCATGTTGACAAACTCGCCGAGCGGAATTTCCCAGTAGTCGCCGCGCCGATTCTCATAGAGTGCGGTTACCATGGAACGCTGTCCGAAATTGTTGAGCGCGTCCAACGGCCATTCCGGGACCCAGGACATTGGGCAAGAATAAGTCAGAGCGCCCGGGACTTGGCGGTTCGTTGAGGACCACTCGACTTTCACTTCAGAGGCGGGGATTCCTGTTTTGAGAACTTCGCCGCCTCGAATGATGTCGATTCTTGCGCCGATGCTGAGACCGTCTGAAAGGGCGGCCAGTGTGGGGCCGTTTCTCATGGCATACCCGCAATCATTTTGCAAATCTCAATGTATGTGCGCGACTTCCAGACTTTGTCGACTTCACGCCATTCGCCCCAGGTGACGCAAGGTGCAGCTCCCCAGCCAGCGTGAGGGCCGACAAGCATTGGCGAATCTTCAGGGACTTCATGCCATTTCACGTTCCACCGGATAATACCGTCTCCCGTGATCCTGGCACTGTCAACCTTGTCCACGGTGATGAATCGTGAAGGTAGAACGTCGGCGGGGGCGCCGGGCGTGAGAATGAGAGGCTCACGCTTCTGCAAGATCTCCCAAACATTGTTAACGTGAGACGGGTCATCTAGAACGAATTGTCCGCCTCCAGTGCGAGCCACTTCTAGCATCGGCCACCTGGCGATAAGTGAATTATATCTCGAAATTGGGGAGGACCATTCTCTTTTATCCTGAGCCTCCTCCCAGATGAGCCCGGGCACGGTGCGCCCGTTGAGGCCGCTCACCATGCCACGCCACCACTCCACCTCGGGGCGAGTCAACGTGACCGAGGAGTCGCCCTGAGTATATTTTATTGTGGTGCCCGGCACAGCGTATGCGTCTGAGAGGATCATTGTCACCGGCTCGGTGAGCTGGGGGCCCTCGAGTTCGCGAATCATTTTTGCACGCCCAGTGAGTGGTCTTTTGTCGCGAGCCATCCCGGGCACAGCGAAAAGACGATCCCCCGCATAGACGGGTTCTTTGCCTGTGGCCATTATTGACGGCAGCCCCGTGTGTGTAGCAATCCATCCCGTGATCGGCATTATTTCGTGCTTTCCGTCATAATGGTTTTATCGGTTCATTCGGTCATAGTCTACTATGGCCGATGTCGCCTCTACTTGCATGCGGCCGACAAGATCGTTGTCCACGTCTCGAATTTCGAGCACGTCCGGGCCGAGTGCACGATTCTCCAGAAGGTTGATCAGCTTGTCCATTTTCTCCCACTGGGCTGACGTGAAAACGGGCTCCGGGCGGCCGGTCTTATTCTCAATTGTTGAGAGGCCGGGCTGCAGGAATCCGCCGTTATCGTAGCGAAGATTTCCTGCGGACGGTCCACCGTAGATCGGGACCTCACGTACCGGGATACCGAAAGTCGGCGCTTCGACCATCATCCCGTTACCGGAGGCAATAGCAACGTGGTGGGCCGGGTAACCCCAGAACAGGAGCGTTCCGGGAACCATGGGATTACCGGGAGATGACATTGCCTGATATCCGGCCGCCGTGAGACGCGGCACATGAATACCCATAGCATTGAGCGCCCAATAGACAAGACCAGAACAGTCGAGCCCGCCCCCCGGAGAGACGCCACCCCAAACATACGGGGTACCAATAGCCCGTCGCGCAGTATTCACGAGGTCGCCAGCGGCGGCACCAATAGCACCGATTCCGCCACCGAATCCGCTGACCACAGGCATGTGATCTTTAATCCAGTCACCGAGCGCGTCAATGGTTTTATCCACGCCCGCCTTTCCGGCGTCAAAGAATGGCTTTGCCCCGTCGCCGCCCCATGAATCGAGAAGCTTGTGAACCGGAGCCTTGATGACAGTCTCGACGGCTCCGATCGGGTCGGAGAAGATCGAGGACACCGCATCAGCGGCGCCGGTGATCCAATTAAGCGCGGCGGACGCGCCTTTTTCTACTGTTGATTTGACAGGATCCCAAATACCGCCTGGAGCGAATGCGGCATACCCCGCATCACCACCGGGAATCCGGTCCCCGTGCGCGGCGGCACGGTTCATGGCATTCACCATTGCAGGCCCACCGACCGCTTTAACCCATTCGGGTCGCATGATTGCTTCTCCGCCGGAAAGCGCGAGCCGGCCACCACCATCAGGTGACACGAAATGGTAAATGTCGCGGCCCGGAGAGTATCCGGGCAGAACCCCACCGGACGCGTACCCACCAATTGTAGGGGCCTCGGGAAGACGAAGATCGAGGGAGAGCTTCTCCATCATTCCGTTAACGAGTTTCCGCAGCCCATTGTTGTAGACTGTGCCGATAACGAAGTTAACGGGCTTGGCGGCGGCTTCTTTAATTTTGTCCCACGCCGTCCTAACACCGTCTTTCATTGTGTTGGCGGCGGCTACGACCCTGTCCCAGGCGCTTGTAATTGCGGGGACGAGCGTGTTGGCAATCCAATCTTTAACGATTTGGATTTCGCCTTTCAGGATGTTCCACGCGGAGACGACCATGTTTTTCAGCCAGCTGGTCCACGAAACAACGGTGTTCCAGGCGGCGCTGATCGTGGTGGCTGCGCCTTGGATTACGGCGACTCCCATGGTGACCGCGGCGATGATGGATGCGAATACGAACGCGATGATTCCGCCCAGAATTTTCGCACCCGTAGAGATTATCTCCCAGGCCACGCTAATAACGGGTGCAGCGTAGGTTTGAATCCAATTCACCACAGGCTGCATTACAGCCCAAATACCATTCCATGTCGCCGACAGGGAGCCCCACATTATGGAGGCCGTATCTTTAATGGCGTTGAATGCTCCGACCACCCATGGCCACGCAATATTGTAAATCCAATCGACCACGGGCTGAATAGTGGCCCAAATACCGTTCCACGCCGCTGATATGGTGCCCCAAAGGGACGATGCGGTGTCTTTGATTGTGTTGAACGTATCTACTACCCATGGCCACGCCGTATAGTAGATCCACTCAACTACCGGCTGCATAGCCGCCTGAATCGCAGCCCACGCGACCTGAATATTAGACCACATGTTAGCGGCCGTATCTTTAATCGCATTAAACGCGCCGACCACCCACGGCCAGACTGTGTTGTAAATCCAATCCGCAACGGGCTGAATAGCGGTCTGAATGGCAGTCCAAGCGATTTGAATATCGGCCCACATCATGGAGGCGGTGTCTTTGATCGCGTTAAAGGCACCGACCACCATGGGCCAGATATCATTGTAGATTTGTGTGGCGACGGGCATGATTGCTGCCCAAATGGCGTCCCACGCCCACTGAATCGTAGACCAAAGCGCACTTACACCCCAACTGATAGCATCCCATGCCGTAGTGAGATACAGGGCAGCGACGTTGACAATCCAATCGACGACGGGCCGAATTATGTCGCTGATCCCCTGCCAGGCTGCGACCATCCCGTTCCACACGATCATCGCGCCCGCGGAAATGCCGTCCCATGCTGCCTGAAGATTGGGCCACGCAGTATTTACGATCCAATCAACGACGGCTTGAATGACGGGCTGTATTCCCTGCCATGCGCCGACGATACCGTTCCATACCCATTGGGCGCCGGCGACGATTCCGTCCCACGCCGCCTGAAGTGCGGGCCATGCGGTGCCGACTATCCAATCAACAACCGCCTGAATGACAGGTTGCATTCCCTGCCAGACGGATACCATGACGCCCCACATCCACTGGGCGCCTGCCACGATCCCGTCCCAGGCAACTTGCATGAGAGGCCATACGTTAGCGGCGAACCAATCTGCCACGGCCCCGGCGGCAGTTTTGATTGCTTCCCAACAGGAAATGACAACATTCCGGAATGTTTCGGAGTTCTGCCATGCCACAATGATTGCCGCAACCAATGCTGCGATAGCGATCACAACAAGGCCGATCGGGTTAGCGTCCATTGCGGCGTTGAATGCCCACTGCGCCGCGGTCGAGGCGATTGTTGCAGTTTTGTGAAGAACCATCATTGCCGTGGCCCTACCCCAAGCAACCGCCTGCATCGTGATCTGTGTCGTTGCACGTGCGATATTCGATAGGAATTCGCCGGCGTACATGAGATTGAGCTGCGCGGTCTCCACCACATCTCTGACTTTCGCCACGGTCATTGCGTTAATGGCCGTAGTGACACGCCCTGCGACGCCGGCTACGCCTTCCATGTCATTCAACCATTGCTGCATTGAGGACATGACCATAACGGCTTTCCATGCCGTAAACGCAGCCGCAATACTGTAAACCGCCACTTTACTATTGAGAATAGCGACGGTCAGACTTTCCATGAATTGGACGAGGCTGCTGTTCGCGATGGTGCTGAGAGCGGTAGCAATGCCGGGGACGAGTGTCCCGACAATGAATTTGCCGAGCTCGACGAAACTGTTACGAACATTAGTGATGTACGAGATAATTCCGGAGTCTTTGTCGAATCCGAAAATCGTCCCAGTGAAATCACCGGACAGAAGCAAATCTTTAAGATTCTTCAACGACGGGACGAGCGTTTTGTTGATCCATTCCCCCGCGGCGGCAGCAGCGTCACGCATGCGGAAAAGAAAATCAACGAAGCTCGAATCTTCCTCGAATGAGAAGATCGGACCGGTGAAGTCGCCCTTGCGGATAATGTTGAAAGCATTCGTAATACTGGGGATGAACGAGTTACTCACCCAGTTGAATACTTTTTCGAACCCTTTGCTCATGGCGTCGAGGGATGCGGTAATCCACGGGAGTGCTTTTTCGGCGATTTCCTGCGCCCCGGTCACAAGGGTCGCCTTGAAATTCCCCCAAGCACCTTCCAGGGTTTTGGTGGATGTAGCGGCCTCAATGGCCACGTCCTCCATACCGAGGTCGAGGATTGCTTGGTTGAATTCCTCGGCGGTGATTTCACCTTTTTCCATGGCTTCCCGGAAATTGCCCGTGTAGGCGCCATTCTTTTTCATGGCTTCCTGCAATTTACCGGACGCGCCTGGAATGGCGTCGGAAAGCTGGTTCCAGTTCTCTGTGGTGAGTTTTCCAGCGCCCGCGGTCTGCGTCATGACGAGGCCGACCGTTTTGAACGTCTGCGCATTTCCGCCTGCAACGGCGTTCAGGTTACCGGCCGCCTCTGCGAGCTTATCGTAGCCCTTTACACCGTTGGATGCGAGCTGTGCGGTGATTGATTGAATGTCGTCGAGCTCGTAAATTGTGCGGTCTGCGTAGGAGCGTGTGCTTTTTGTGAGCGCGTTGATTTCGTCAGCGCTTTTACCAGCGAATGCGAGCGTTTGTTTGAATTTGATTGTGGCGTCGGCTGCGTTGAATGCTTCTTTTGCGACGCCGCCGAACGCGACTGCGATGCCGCCGATGGCGAGCCCTCCAAGCGCAGCGCCGGCGACTTTTGCCACCGATTTGAACGCGCCACCCAGCCCGGACGTGATTTTCCTTTCGGCCGGGCCGGTGTCGACGTTGCCGATTTCGCTATTGATACTTCGGGCGAGGCCTCGCACGGACGGGCTGATCTGAATCCATGCGGTCCCGAGATCATATCCGGCCATCGATACCTCTCCGAAATCATGTGTAGCGAAAATGGTTCACGCCAATCTTTGTCTTGGCGTGAACCATTTTACACTATCCGATAGAAACGCGGCTTACTTGCCGTATCGGGCGAGCCATTTCTCACCCTTAGCTTTCTGCGCTTTAGCGTGCTTGCTTGACACTCTGGGGTTACCGGTTTCCCGGTATCCTTCAGCAGGTGGCTTCGGCGCTTCAGGCCATTTATCTTTCTTTACCCCATTGACGGCGAGTAGCGTGGTCTGGATATTATGTGCTGACATTATTGTGGCGGCTACTTCGTCGGACCAGTATCTGTCTCCGCCTCGCGCTCTATCGAATGTCGACCCGGGCGGGAGGCCGCCGATGAGTGCCATTACCCGCCGCGGGGTTATTCTGCCTCGATACAAGTCGAGAAGATCTGTGTTGTAGTATCGTTGCAGGTCGGCTTCTATCTCCCACCCATACTCGCGGAGTAGTGGTGGGAGAATTGTCAGTTTCCCGCGCCCACCTCGGACACGATTGACTGCATAAAGTCGGTCACCGCATCGATTGGAACGCGACCGTTCTCGTCTTCCAGAGCAGAGTAGACCTCATCTTTGTGGTCGCCTACGATGAGGCGGAAAAGCGGGAAAGGGTTGCCTGCGTCGAGGGCCTCGAATGCGCGGAAGTCTTCCAGCGCCTCCGGAGGAATGTCGAACTCGATCCCCTCGTAGTCCACGTGAATCGGGTCGCGCGTAGCCTCAGCCTTGGCCAACCTGTCAGCCGGCGCCTTAGCTCCAGCGGCCTTTGCCTTGCTCTTCGTATCCTTGTCAGACATAATGGGTTGTCCTCAAAATTGTTTCATAAAGTGGGTGGGTTGTGTTTGTTTTTGGATCTTCCCCGCTATTCCGCGACAACCCATCCGAAACACGGAATAGCGGGGAAGCATAATTGTCAGGCGGGGAACAGGGCCTTGTGGTCGGAGTAGATAATGTAGTCGCCCAGCACGGAGAGGTTGTACTCGTATCCGGTGATCTCAGCCTGCTGGAAAGTAATCTCGCCGCGCTCACCGAGCTCAAGACGCGGGAAAACAATACGAATCTGCGCACCCACACCAGAAACGTCGAAGAAATCTGCGACACCGCAGAGGAGCTTAACCTTACGGGAAGACTTCGCGGTGATCTTCACACCCTTGGTGGCGCCCCCATCCTCAACCTTCTCACTAGTAGCGTCAAGATACCAAGAGAGAGGAGCAAGCATGGTCTCCAGGAGAGTGGCGCTGAAAGTCGTCTCCGAGGAGTCGAGGAACGTCTTGACGACACCGTGGCCCTGGTGTCCCTTGATCTTGGTGACGGAGTCGTCAGACGTAAGCTTGAACCCATCCTCACTGATCCACCCAACATTGGTGAGACCGGTCACGCCGGAGAGGTCCTGGGTGAGTGACGTGACCTTTTCGCCGAACTTCTCAACGTAGTCGCCCAGCCAGAGCGCGTCATTGTCGGACGAGAAAATGAGTGCATTGTCAGCGTTAACAGCCATTATTTGTTCACCTGTGTGCTGTAATTGTTAATGTTGCAGTCGCCCTCGCCTGAGACGTGTCCGGATCGGGCATTTCTATCGGATAGGATGATTGTACCATCACTATACCATCCTGATAGTTCGGCATAGTGTGCGCCACATTCACGGCCTCGCACGCGATTTTCATCGCCTCACCCGACGACTGCGCATAGGCGTCGATCGTTTCCAATGCGGTGCAGAGTGCTTTCTGTGTGACACCGGTACCTCCTGTGGAGAGGACTCGAATGAATGCGGTGGGACGGTCTGGACTTTCGGGGCGGCGAGCCACGATCGGCACGTTCATGTGTGTGGACAGGAAGTCCATGAGTCGCTTCTTTATGTCCGGCACCGTGGGTGCGCGATCGTATGTTGGGCTCATTTCCCGCCGCCCATTGTGAGGCCAATCGCACGCTCCAGTGTGTGTTCTCTCATCTGTTTACGCATTGCGGCAATGGTGCGCGCCCTAACGTATCCGCGGGTACGATTTCCATGCGTCATCTCGCCCTCGAATCCGCGACCGGCGGCGTTGGCTACACGCCCGGTCTCTAATGCTACGGTTCGGGCTACGTCAGGGCCGCGCAGAAGATCGGCGACACCGTCACGGTTGAGCTGGAATTTTACTTTCGGCATTATTCGCTCACCTTGTCTTCGTTGGCGCGAATCTGCACGACCATTCCCTTGGGGTAGGGGGAAGGACGGCCCTCGACACGGTATTCTATGCCGTCTACAATTAGGTGATCTTCTGCGGTCACGTCAATTGTGGTATTCCGCCAGTAAAGGGCGGCGGGCACGGTGACGGGCATCGCCCCGGCACTGATCGGCTCAGTAGATGTGGCCGGCGCAAACACGGCAGGTGGCAGAGCAACGTTCTCCCACTGTCCTGGCACGGGATTCCCGTACTGGTCTTTCGACGCGGGTCCTCTTCTGCGTCGCGTGACGGGCACGTATCCGGACAGCATTACTGTTCCTGCCCGCTGATCGCGTTAATGTCTTCGATCAGCTGATCCGTAGCAGACCGCACATCGTAATCCTGCAGGAGGTCTACCTCGAACGCCCCGCCAGAGCCTCCGAGGGCGTCTTTTTCCTCACGTTTCAGGTAGAGGCCGCCTTCAGGATTCTGATACGTAAACTGATCACTGAACGGGCCGGTCGTGTGTGATTCTGACGCGATAATTCCGTGGGGTTCAGAGTAGATTCCGCCGCCACTGTCTGTGACGCCTCCGATAGCATCTCCGCCCTGCATTGCGCGGCGCACCACAGCGCATGCTACACGCTTCCGCGTGCGAGGCGTGGCGGATTCCCAGCGGGGGCATTTCGACACGATAAGGTCGGTTGCGTCGGCGAGGAGTACGTCGGCGCGGATACGCTCATTGTCGGAGAGCGCCCGCCACCGCGCTTCTAGGTCTTCGACTGTGGCGAACGGGATAATGTCGTCGGGGATCACTTGGCGGACTTTCTGGGGCGGCCTCGTCCCCGGCGAGGGGTAGGTGCCGGCGAGGCAGTGCGAGAGGAGGAGGGGGAGGGGGGCTCGTCTGCCTCGCCGGCGTCATCATTCCCGGGGGTAATTTCGGTGTATTCGTCTCCGAGCATCACATTGTGATCGTCCGCGAGATGGATCACAATGTCGTGGTCTCGGTGTTTGTAGGATCGCATTTCCGGAATCGCCCCTGGGAAAGATTTTGCTTTGGATGGGTTGTGTTATTTTTTCTTTACGGCGATTTTATCAGGCGCCGGCCTTGGTCTTAATCGTCGCGAACTTGTCCGGGAAAACGTACCAAGCGTACAGAATCTCAAGGCGGAGAGCGATCTGGTTCCGGCGCTTCAGGTCACCCTGACCGTCCGGGTCGCCGAAACGGATAATCTCGAGCGGCAGAGACCGCTGAATCCCCCACCGAATACCGTCCACAAAATCACCGACGATACCCTCGACATTGGTAGCGGCGGTAGCCTCAGGCTTGCCAGCAACAGTGTTTCCAGCGGCGACCGGAAGCCCCATGAAATTATCAATGTCGACGCCGAGGCCGATCTGCGGGTAACGCGGCGTACCCGAAGGAGAACCGTCAGCATTCTTGGTCTGGAGGCTGCCGAGCGCCCAAACGGCGGACGGGGCCAAAGCGAGGCCGGTGGGAGTAATCGGCGCAGCGTTGTCGTTAATGAGCAGACCAGCGGCCTGGCGGATCGCCTGGTCCATCTCCGTAGTGCCGATCTCGACATTCTTGGTGGTGGAGGTCAGGTAGTTGTTCCACGCGTCGATAACGGCGCCCGTCAGCGGGTTAACACGGTGGTAAAGGCCGAGGTCGAGGGCACGGGAAAGCGCCTCACCGCCCTTCTGTGCGAGCTGGTTGAGGACGTCCAACTGATAGTCCTCGTCGGCCCACTGGACCTCCTCGTTGAATCGCATAGTGACCTGAGCCTTGTGCGGCTTAGCGGTCACGTAACCGAATTCACCGGAGGTGGGTGCCTTCTCGGCGCCCTCGTCGACGAACTCGGCGCACGGGAAATTATCGAAAGTGATAATGTCCACGTCGCCGAAGGTCATGGGGATTCCGCCGTTGAGCTTGGCGACGGTGGAGAGGGTCTGGGTGCGAGCAATGATCCCGTCGGCGATCTGCCGAGGCATGAGGACCTTTGCCTTGCCTGAATCAAACACGGCCATTTTTGTTGGTTTCCGTTTCTTTCTAGTGTTTACTTTTTTAGAATGGCGGCTAGTGTGTTTTAGTCGCCGGCGAAAACGTTCCGAGCGAATTCTGCAAGATTGCCGCCGTGATTGTCGGGCGTGGCTCCGGCTTGTGGTACCACGGGGGCAACAGACGGTTTAGCGTCGTGCAGTGCCTTGGCGATTGCGGCGGCATGAGCGTTGATTTCGTCCTCGGTTGTTCCTCGGATAAGATCGGCGCTGATGCCGTGTTCTGCGGCTGCGTTGGCGGACCATTCGCGGACTTTGGCGTCGGTTTCGAAGTCGGCCACCTTTGCTTTTAGGGCTTCGATTGTGGCGTCTTTGTCGCCGATTGCCTTGGCGAGCTCGTCTCGTTCGTTGGCGGCGCGCCCGTTCTCTTTGGCGCGGTTCTTCCACTTCCGGGACTCGCTCTTCCAGTCGATTTCAGGCTTACTAGCGGCAGCATTGTCCTCATTCTTGGGGGCATTGTCGTCGTTAGTGGCACTGTTGTCTGCTTGCGTGTCGCTTGCGGCATTGTCGCGCATTGGGCGTTTCCTATATTTTGACCGTGCGGTTATTGTGATGTTTTCAGGCAGCTATTTTCGGGCTTTGCAGCCGTCCTTCACTGGCCTTTGTTTATGCATTGTAGCACAATCATTCAATTGGCTTTGTGCGCCATTCTGCGAGTTCCTCTTGGTGTGTGTCTATCCACGATGAGACGAGTTCGCGGTGGCGTTCGCGGCCTTTTTCAGTTTTGTGTCTGGCTGCGAGCGTGTATGCTTTTGCGGGGACTTCACGTGCAGTCGGGTCCCATGCGGGGACGGCGACACATTTGCAATTATCGTGCGCCCCGAATGACGCGGTCCCCTGGCTGCGGTAGTAGCATTCGTTCATTGTGAGCATGACGCAGAAATTGCATGCTTGAGGGTTACGTGTTCGTCTTTCCCATCCCATTGCTTCTGGGTCGGCCCATGTCATGTCTGCGATTTGCGAGCGGGCGCCGTCGCTGACGTATCGGATGAGTGCCCCGGTCAAATAGGATAGGGCGATGTCGGGGGTTCCGGCGTATAGTGCTCCTGCGCTGAATCTGACGCTGTCGTCGATTTCGCCTTGCGGTGTGAGTGATGTTTGTACTGTGGGGGCGTCGCCGGGAATGTCCTGGTCTAGGCGCATGTCGCGGTACCATTCGTCGGCGATTGCGGCGGCCGCCCCACCGTATTGGTCTACGAGGGCGGGCATGATTTCGAGTAGAAGATCGCGGGCTTGTTCGGGGCGTTGTCTAGCGGCGTGGGACCATAGTGTGTGTAAATCGTTTTGGGCGAGTGTGGTGAGCGAGTCTATTGCTCGACCGTACGCCCCGATTTCTGCGGTTGATAGCATAATGGTGTTAGTTTATTGGTGTTTTGGTGCCGCCGGGCAGTTTAATGTTGCGCCTAACCCGGTTCTTTGTATTGGGTGCGTTATTAAGGCCCAGGTTGCTGCCATTGCCGTTATTGCCAGCATTGTTATTGGCGATGTTATAGGCGTTGTCACCATCGGCGTCATTGTCCGTGTCACCGTTCTCGCCGTTCTCGTCCACATTCTCGTTATTCGTGGCGGCGAGAGCGCGATCAAGCAACGAAACTGCATTCTTTTTGCGATTCTCGGCGTTAATGTCTGCGAGATCATCCTCGGTGAGCCCAGCACGCCGCATAAGAGTCTGCGACTCCTGCAACGACGGGAACGCAGACACCATTTTGACCGCGAAATCGGCTGCAGACGACGGCGAGGAATAGCGGGCGGGGGTCCACTTCACAGAAGTCTTCCACGACTCCTGCGGCGGCTCGTCAAGCTTGTCCCTGACCATAATAATGTTCTGCAGCGTGCGCCGCAACGGTGCAGTAAAAATACGCCACTGATACTCGGCTTCGTCCGCGAGCGCCGCCTCAGCAGCCTGCATCGCCTCAGCCGAGGCAGGGTTCTCCGCGAATACTCCGATCGCGGACTGAGGAAGATTTGTGGCCGCGCACAAATTCTGCGCCAGCTGCCGGTACATTTCCAAGTGCGGGCTCATGGTCATTTGTGAGAATTGCCCAACCGACGGGATATCCCCGTTTTCATTCGGCTCCAAAACTTGGACGCGTGCCATGATTGCGGACCACCTGTCTTGGCCGGCAAAATCTGCTCTTTCCGCACCGAGCACGTACCGCTGTGGTGAGGAGAAGAATTCTGCGGACGTTTCTGCGCGGACCATTGTCCTCACCGCCGCGTCCGTGAGGTACCTTACTTCACGGGTGATTCGTGAATGCCCCAACGGCCTGTTCAATTGTGGGTCGTAGCAGAGTGCTTCGACGAAAATGCGGTTGGGCGTGTCTCCTAGTTTTTCAGCTTTCCATCCGCCGCCGTTCTCTTTGGCGTCGATTCGCCAAATGGCGGTGGGGGTGTGCATGATGGCGCCGGCCGGCTGCCCGTATTTGTCGGTCTGATCGATCGTGAGGGCGGCCTCGATTATGCGACGCCTAGTGTCCCAAAGAGCGGCAGACCATTCCGCGTCACGGGCCTGCACCACAACAGGAGGCTCACCGATGGTCTCATCCCCCCGCGTCACTGTGAGCAATGAGAAAGAATGCTTGTAGGCAGACGTGATCGCCTGGGCGAGATCAAGATCATAATTGTTTGCAGATAGTATTTCGTTTGCTTCGAAAGCGTCCGGGGCACCGTTCAGGGAATAGCCTTCGAACACATGCCTCCTGGAGAGCATGGTGACGACTTTCTGAGGCCACCCCAACGCGGCCTTGGTGCGCGTCATTTGTGGCGGAATACTGATCCCCAAATCCTGGAAAGCGCGGTGACCGTCATAGTAGACGGAGAGCAGTTTGTTTTTGTTTGAGTGCTGCTGCCATTTCTGCCACAGTTGCAGAAATGTTGCATGGTCTTCACCGGGGAGTCCGGAAATGCGGGTCGGGGCCGGCGTAGCATTAACGAGTCGTCCATCGTCAGGATAAATTTCAGTCATAGGAACAATACTCCGCCGCCACGATCATTTCTACTATTGGCGTTTTCGATTTTATCATAAGGCTTGTAACGGGGTCGTCTTTTTGTTGTGCGTGCCGCCCACATTGCGAGCGTGCATGCTTCCAGGCCGGCTACCGTGGCTCCGGGCGGGGCTTGTAGCGCCCATCCTCCTGATGTTCCGATTGGGCGCGGCGTCGCAGACGCGGCCTCGGTCCTCAATTGCATGTCGTCTAGGTGGGTGATTGTGTTTTCGCGTAGTGAGGCGTCTAACATGCTGTAGGCGTCTATGATTTGCGTGATTGTGGGGGTGATGATGACTTGGGGGCGTACTCCGATGGCGCGTAGTCTTTCGATTGTGTCGCCGGCACCGTATTTTCCGTCTACGATGATTTGCGCCCATCTGTCTTTGGTGTCCGCAATGTAGTCGATTATCCATTGTGTACCTTCGTTCATGCGGCGGACGCCCTGGTGGGTGCATAGTTCGACGTGCGTGGGCGTGTTTGCCTTGTGTCCCGCTCGGGCTAGGGCGCATGTTGATCCGTCGGGTGCGAATCTGATTGCGGCACACCATCGCATGCCGGTCGGCGTGTTTTCTGGCCGTATTGTGGCGGTGTTCCAGGCGGCGGGGTCGATTGCGAGCCTGTCGTTGGCTCGGTCCCATATTCCGAGGCCTTCACGGCGGAATGATTCTTCTCCGAGTTGTCTGCGCATTCTTAGAATGGCGGATTCGGGTGTGCGGCGCGGGTATGATGGGTTTGCTTTTTCCCATTGTTTCCGGTCGTCGCTGTTAGCGTCGTAGTCGGCGGCTAGTTCGAGGTAGAGGCCGTCTTTTATTTCGCCTTGTAGGGCGAGGTTGCGGAATTCGCTGAATGCTTCTGATGGGTCTTTTGGTTTTGGTGGTGTTCCTATTTTGATGATGAGCGGATCCGGGGCGGTGTTTGTGGCGGGGATCATGTCGTCTAGTGCGGCTGCGCCCAGGATCTGGGCTTCGTCGAAGAGGATCATGTCTACGCCGTGGAATCCTCGTCCGAATCCGCCTTCGCGGGCGCCGAAGAGGATTCGTGATCCGTTGTTGAAGAGGATGGCTTGTTGCCCGTTCGCTTGCCGTATTTTATTCACGTACGGTGCGATGTTGGGGATTTGTGCCATTCCTTTCATGTCGTTGAATGTTTCGTCTGCTGTGCGTGTGCGGTGTGCGGTCCAGAGTACGAAGTAGTTTGGGTGGATGGTGGCGAGTGCGAATGTGAGGCCGCCGATTGTGTATGTTTTGCCGACCTGTCGTGGGATGCTGGCTTGGATTCCGTCGATGCTGGCGGCGTAGTGGCCGTCGTTTCGTTTTGCGAGGATTGCTTTGAGCCAGTCTTGTTGCCATGTGTCGAGGGGGTATTGCATTTCTTGGAGGCGGTGTTTGACTGGCGGCCAGGCGGTGTGTGTGATGTTTTCTGGGAGGGTGAGGTGGGCGGCGATTTCGCTGAGGTGTTTTTCGCTCATTTTAGATGCCGTCCCAGGTTTGTGTTTCGTTTGAAATGTCGGTGGGGTGTGTGGTGGTGTTTTCGTTTTGTGTGGTGGCGAGTTGGTCTGTGATTTGTATGAGTTGTGCGGTGAGTTTTGTGAGTGCTGTGTCGCCTGTTCTGGGGTCGTCTATGACGGTGGCGATTTTGTGTGCGAGTGCTTGGCGGATGAGTGTTGGGTTGTTTGTGTTTGTGGCGTCTGTGATGGGTGTGGGGCTGTTGGGTTCGTATATGGTGATTGTGGTATTTGTGTGGGTTGTCATACCCTCTATTATATGCTGTGATACTCCTTACGTCTGTCAGAGTTTTCCACAGGGTTTTCCACAGGGTGGGGAGTTTTCCACATGATGGCGGTCACATTGTGATCTGGGTTACTGGAGTTATCCACAAGGTTTTCCACAAGCAGGGAGGGATGGGCAGACCTTCGGGGTGTTCGCGGCCGGATGGGGGAGGGGGGGGTGGCCCCCATCACACAATTTGTGTGGTGTGCGTCTCGTTTCGCTCCGTTCCCTGCCTTGTTTTGTGGTGTGAGTCCCACTTTAAGGAATCCCTTACTGTTGTGGGGCCCCCCTTCGTTCGTCTCGTTTTGTTGCCATGGTTTTTTTGAACACCATTGTTTGGTTTGTGCCTTTGAATTTTTTTGCATGTTTTTGTAACATTTCTTTTGTTTTTATGCGTTTTTGCGTGTTTGTGCGTTTGTGCGTTGTGTTGCCTTTGTGGCATGCGTTGGCACCATGCATGGTGCATGGTATTGGTATGCATGTCATGCATCATGTCATCATCACATGTTCATCATCATGTTGATCATGTTCATTGTCGATCATGATTGATCATCATCATGTTCGTTGTTCATTGTTATTGATTGTTGATTGAACGTTGATCATGTTGATCATGATCGTTCGTTGGTTGTGTGATCGTGAACGAGTGAGAGTAGATGAGTGGATGGTGTCCGTCTCTCGTCTGTGTGGTGTGTGGAATGGCGGTTGGTGTGTGTTGCTGCTGGCCTGCGCTGTCCGGTGTGTGCGGCCCGGCCCGCACTCCACCTCCTCGGTGCGCGGTGAGTACTGCGTCATGTCGTGTACTGTTCCTTGCCGGGTGTGTGGTGCAGTGCGGGTGAGTGTCTGTCTGTGCTGTTCGTGTGATGGGGTATCCTTCGTCTGCTCTCCCCTGGTCGTGGTGGTGGGTGGGGCTATCGTGGATGGGTGGGCGGCATTGTGGTGGTGGGTGGCATAGCATTGAAGGGCGGGTGCTGTGATGCTGTCCCTCCCGTCTGCGTGTTGGCGTCCCCCTTGTTCGGTGTTGGCGTCCCCCTTCCGTTTGCGTGGTGGTCCTGTTGAATGGCGGGGGTGGCGTGTGTTGTGGTGTTCCGTGTTCGGATTGGGTCTTTCCCTTCATGTTGTCCCTGGTCCTCTCGTATTGTCCTCGCTCCTCTTCCTCTTGTGTTGCTGCGTCTGTTGTGGGTGTGGGGGGGGTGCGGGCGGGGGTTTACCTCGTTGTGAAACTGTGGCTTGCTTCTCCTCTCTCTTTGTGTTCACTGTCACAGTATTGTTGGTTAGGGTGGTGTGTTTGTGGCAGGGTTGTGTTATTGTGGAATGGCGGTGGTGTGGTGAGGGTGTGTGGTCTCGTTATCTGTTTTCCTGTTTCTTTTCTTCTTCTTTCTTTTCTTCTTCTTCCTTTTCTTGTTGGTGTTCGGGGTAGTGCGCGCGCAGCCATGCGAGCACGCACGTTATCCCCGAACACCATGTGTTCCCTTGTTGTTTTGTCTTCTCTTCTTCCTGTTCCTTGATCTTCTTCCTCGTCCGCTTTTCCTTTTGTTGGAATGGCGGTGGGTGTTTCACCATGTGTCAGAGTGTTCGGTGGGCATGACGGCGACGGGTAGTCTGTCTCGCTCGTCCTCGTTTTTCTGGTAGTGGCGTGCTCTTCCTTTGCCTCCTCGTCCGTTGCCTCGTCTGCTGTTGCATTTGGCGCAGAGGACTCGTCCGTTGTCCGGGTGATTGGTTCCGCCTAACGAGGCTGGGATTATGTGGTCCGCTTCGGCGCTGTTTGGTTTGCGTTCCCCGTTATTGTTGTATTGGAGTTTTACTCCGCATGCTGGGCAGTGTGTGATGCCTATTTGTTGTGCTCTGGCGAGTACTTGTTTTCTGAATTGTTTGTGTTCGCGTGTGCTTGTTCTGCTCATCGTGTGTTCTCTTCTCTCTTTGCTTTTCTCTCTCGTGTTTGTGTTAGGTGGTGGCGCGTCGCAGCGTCAGCGAGACGAGCGCCTCCACCGTCTAACACTACCCTCCCTGTTCTCTTCTCGTCTTTCTTCTCGTCGCCTTTCTTCTCTTCTCGTCTTGTGGGTTGGCGTGCGTTGTGTAGTGCGCGCGCAGCCATGCGAGCACGCACGTAACACAGCGCACGCCCCCCTTGTGTTCTGGCTTGTCTTATTGGTCGCATGTTGTGTGCCTACCATCACACGTAATGCTTGTTGCATCCATCGCAACACGGCATCTATTGCTTACACCACACACTGTTCGTTGTTAACGATCACCACGCTCACCATTGAACACTAATTACGTTATAACACACGTTCCCTAAATAGACACTGTCTAACAAAAATAGACACTGTCTAACACGACTAGACAGTGTCTAATTCTAGTACTCTTTTAAGAGTATAGGTTGAGCCCAACACAGTGGCGAGCTCTTCGAAAACACCCTGCGGCGCCGACGCTCGCTTGCGTCGCTAGGGCTCCTCAGCGGCTGCGCCGCAGATCGTCTTCGACGATTCGTCTACTCGAGTGTAGCATACGGGACCAAAGTCACCGCAACAAACACTGCCAACAAAGCAACTGCAACAGAGACTATTCGTTGCAATCACAAGGAACACACTGACACAAACCCTTGCTACAAGGGCAGAAAGTGTGACGACACGCACCAACATTGTACTAACACAAACGGGTATTTTCGCCCTAGAACCCCGGTTGCTAGCAAACAACCCACATGCATGGAAAGTTAATGGAAGGTTAACGGAAACTGTGAAAGATCGGCGTGTTGGCGACACCGCACACCACCATCACACACCGCCCTTCTACAGCAGGCGCACCACGACGACAAAAGCCCCACCTCCTCGTCGAAGATGGGGCCTTTGTCGTCCTCAGGGTAGTCAAGTCAGTAAGGCCACGCGAAGCGATACAGCAGAGCGCGCGAATCGGCGACCATCTCCCCGTCGTCGACAGGGACGAGGGCGACCTCGAGGATGGCGTGGGCGAGATAGGCGTCCATGGCGAGACGAGCGAGGCGAGGCCAAATGTTCTCGTCGGCCATCGCGTACTCGTAGGCGTCGTCCCATCCGTCGGGCGTCTCCAGCGGCTCCACCGAGCTGACGCCGCAATCGTCACCCGTCGTGTAGAGGGTCCAGGGGGTGCCGGTGCGGGGAGCGTGGACCCGGTAGATGGCGCCGAACTCGATGGTCTTGAGTGCGGGGTCGTCAGTACGGTGGATGGTGCCCATTTTCTCTTTCCTTCCTGGCTGGTTGGTCTGTTCTGTTGGTATAAGAATGCCCCTTGGGCCTTGGCTAACACAAGACCCAAGGGGGGGGGTGTCCTCTGTCACATCGTGAGGGTGGGGTGGGCGGCTCAGTCGGCTAGATCGGCTTCGACGCGGTCGATCAGCCGCCGCAGCGCGGCGTCGATCCGGGTCGCCGCCTCCTCACCCTCGAAGCCCCTGACGTCATTCGTGGTATCAGTGATGATGATGCGAGCCAGCCGGATGGCATCGTGGACGGGGAGGTCGGCGGTGAAGCGGCGCACCAGCGCACGCGCGTATTGGTAGGCGGCCTCCTCGTGGCTCAGGGCGTAGCGGAGCATGAGGGCCATCGTGGTCTCGGGTTCGAGGGCGGGTGAGATGCACGGAGTAGTTGAGGTATCCATGCCCGTATGGTGACATGGATGCGGGTAGCGGCGCAAGCCCACGGGCGCAGAAGCTCCCATAACCCATTGAGACACATGTCACATGCGTTGAGGGTTGACAGCACCACCCCCGCCGCCATTTCATAGTAGACGCACACACGCCGACGCAAGCGTCGGCACACAGAGAGAGGACACACACAGTGGGCAACACACTAGACGAGGGTGTGCTCATTCGACACATAGACCTGCGCCGGGCCACAAGGTCGTCGGACGACTCCCCGGCCCGGCTCGCAATTATGGTCGAGCACATGGATGGCACGAACTACATGATGAGCGTCGCCGACAAAAAAGAGACACCCGAACATATGACGACACTCCTCGCCGTCGTCAGCCGCGGCGCTGACATGATGTTCCGTGCCCTCGACATTCTCCGCGCTATCGGATACGTGGACACGCTCCCCGTCGCACTATTGGGCAGGCAAATCGTTTTCGGATTGGACCGTGTCACGCTTGAGGTTGAAATTATTGAGCACAGTGACGGCGAGATTGAGTGCGGCATTAGCGTTGCCGGTGTGAATGTGGAGAATGTTGAGGAGATTGGGGGTGTGCTGGAGGAGAACAACATTAACGTCATCTAAGGCGGTATGACAGAGGGCGTCGGGCTGGCATTGTGTCCTCCGTCTCGTGATTGCACGGGCGAGGATGTAACCATGTGTAGTCCACCGCCATCCGCCTTTCATGGTGTTCTGGGGGTGATGGGCTGACGTGTCGTGGACCAACACCCTGGAGTGTGGCGGACGTCTCACCCTCGGGGGGTGGGCAGGCAGGCATCGGCGTCCTAGAGTTAAGGCATCGGGAGCAAGACAACCCAAACCATCACGTAGAAAGAGGAAACATCATGACCATGAGGCATGCGGCACCGAGGCGCGCCAACGTTGCGTCCCGCCGCCCTTTGAAGCGCGGCAACGAAATCATCCTCGCCGCCGTCATCTACCTGACGGCGGCGTGTCTCGCTGTGATCGGGACGCTCGGTGTCGTGGCAGTCGTCTGGACCTTGTGGGGTGCGCTGGGGGTACGGTAACCCCCCCCGCAATTCTGGCAACACAAACACAGAGGAAGAGAAGAGACACGCCATGTTTTACGACGCGCATTTCATTGTCGACGTCACGAATTGGTCGCGGGGCATTTGGTTGGACGGCACAATGCAGATAATGGACGGTGAGGACATTCTTCTGTCCGACCGCCTCGTACCAGCCTACCTCTCCGAGTTTCCGGATGATCGTCGTTCCGCCAATGAGGGGCTGGCTTCCATGCTGGGTATGGCTAAGGTTTACGATCGCATTCTTACCCTGGCCGACGAGCACGGTTTGCATGTTGACGAGGATGAGTTTTCGGCTTTGACAGTGTCGTCTGGCGGGGTGACGATTGGCACCATGATGGTTGCTATGAGGCGAAGTGGCGTCGAGCTGGACGTTGACCCGTTCATTGGGGAGGGCGCGTCGAAGCGCCCCATTTGGGACCACTTTGTGGATGGCATCACTCACGACCCTGTCGTTGAGCATTCCCGCACTCCCGTTGGTGGCACTATTGGGGTAAGGCCAGAGAGGCCGCTCACACATTCAATGCGATTCCACGTTTACATGAATCCGATAGGTGAGATGGCGTTCGTTTCCGGCGAGATCGCGTTGACCGAGGATAATATTGAGACTCTCCACTGGGGGGCCAATGTTGGTGTAGTCCGTGCCGAGGGCGTTGCGGGTAGGGTTCAGGAAATGTTCGACCGTCTTGTTGTGGGCGCTTCGGTCATGGATAGTCTCACTTCAGTGGCGGGCGCTTGTGGTATCACTCTCGCGATGGCGGGGGACTCTTTGATTGTCGCCTATTTCGCTGGTGAGATTATTGGGCAGATTGCTGTGGGCGCGGATGAGAGTGGTGTCGAGTTTATCCCCGGCGTGTTGGATTCCCATGACCGGTCGGACGCCACGAAGAAGGCGTGGGGTTGGTTCTGTGCTCGAATCCGGGAGATTCCTGACAGTGTGATCGTTTGACCCCACCGAAATTCTAACTGACGCGCAGGACAAGTTGAGTGATCTGTGTGATTTGGGGGGGGGTGTGGGGCGGGTAATGGGCTCCGACATTTAACCTTTCGTCTTTCGACGGCAAATAGTAGTATCCATCACAATATTTTGGGAAGAGAGAAGCATTACTATGGCTACAGTTTTCGAAACGGTTATCGCTCAGGCGGTCTGTGAATGGAATAATGATGGGCGCCGCCATGAGTTCAACGTGCATGCGCCTGCACGTAAGATTTACGACGGTGGAATCATCACTATCGGCAGCACTTGCCGTATTGTGGTCGCCGGCGACACTGTGAGGGCGAGGTCCATTAAGAGGAAGAGCGCCGCGATTACTCCGGAGAGTGTTGGTGAGTTTGTTCGTCGTGCTTTGACCGTGGCGGCGGCCCGCGGGAGGGCGGCCGGCAATGAGTGACGCTACTGTCGATAAGGCAGTGTTCGCCTTTCTTGCTAGTTGTGTTGGCGATTTTGCTCAGTGGCCCCAGTGTTCGATTGCCGCTTTGCATGGCAACAATGAAGGTGGCCGTCTTTTTGGGGTTCTGTTCAGGGCGACGGCCAGGAATCCTGACGATAGGACCGTCTTCAGGATTGTTGTCACGAAAGACGATGGGTGGCGGGTTCGTGTTGTTCAGCTGTCTAATCATGTCATTTTGGATGAGCGTGACGCTGACCGTGGCACTATCGTCAGTGCTGTGAATCGCTTCATAGAGATGGCTGGCATGGTGGAAAGGCGGGAGTCATGATTGACGATGAGCTGCGCCCCATTGTGACTGAGTTCATTGTGGAAATGTTCAATGATCCGCGCTGCGAATCCATTCTGTTAGACACGGGCGAGGATGCCATATTGGACAGTGACCTGCCCATCCTTTATTCGGACGTCATCGGGAAACGATACGGGTACACTCTCAACATTGCGGGGGATGAGTATTCGGTGAGCATTCGAGATCGCAACACGAACAGCACAATAACAACGGTAGAGAGAGGAAAAGGAGCATGAGAGTTTCAGGAGTTGATCGCCGAAATCAAGACAAAACTGTGGGAGGACAAATGATCAAGCTATTCGACTGGGAATTCCTGAAGCATGTCGTTGAGATGTGCA